AAATGGCCGAGGTTCGCCCTGTTGTGGTTAATACCGATATGGTCGTGCTTGGGGGTAACATGAGGCTCAAGGCCATGCGTGAGGCTGGATGGAAGGACGTGCCGATTCAAGTCGTGGATTGGGACGAAGACAAGCAAAGGCAGTTCATTATCAAAGACAACGTAAGCGGAGGGGAATGGGATTGGGAGATGCTTGCGAATGAATGGGATACCGAGGAACTGCAAGAGTGGGGTCTTGACCTGCCCGACTTTGACAACGCCAAGGAACTAGAAGCGGAGGAAGATGACTACGAGATGCCTGACGAAGTGCAGACCGACATCGTGCTGGGCGACCTGTTCGAAATTGGTCCGCATCGTTTGCTTTGTGGCGATTCAACGGATAGCGATGCCATTTTAAGATTGATGCAAGGAAAGAAAGCGGACATGGCGCACAATGACCCCCCTTATGGAATGAAGAAGGAAAAGGACGGGGTCCTGAATGACAACTTGAATTTTGATGACTTGCTTGAGTTCAATAAGCAATGGACAAGCCTACAATTTACACAAATAAAAGACAATGGGTCTTGGTACTGTTGGGGCATTGATGAACCGTTAATGGATATTTATTGCAATATCCTTAAGCCATACATTAAGGAAAACAAAGCAACATTTCGAAATCTCATTACATGGGACAAAGGAAGCGGTCAAGGTCAAAATTCAGAAGGCACCCGGATGTTTGCAACAGCGGATGAAAAATGCCTATTTATAATGATGGGTAAGCAAAGTATTGCTCAAAATAAAGACCAATTTCCAGAAGAATGGAGGCCACTATTGCAGTATTTTATACAGGAAAAGGAAAAAGCGGGATGGACAACAAAGCAAGTGATAGAGATTACTGGTAAAACAAGTGCTTCTCACTATTTTACGGAATCACAATTTCAGGTGCCAACAAAAGAACACTATGAGAAAATGCGTGACGCAGCACAAGGGAAGGCATTTACACAGCCTTTTGATTCACTGCAAAAAAGTAACTCTGTTTTGTCTGAGTTTTATGAGAGTCGTGCGTATTTTGACAATACTCACGACAACATGAACAACGTGTGGCACTTTGCACGACATACAAAGGACGGAAGCGAAGGAGGACACGCAACTCCTAAACCTATCCCATTGTGTGAGCGAGCAATCAAAAGCAGTTGTCCTGATAATGGTTTGGTTATTGATTCCTTCCTCGGTAGCGGCTCTACAATGGTCGCATCCCACCAACTCAACCGCAAATGCTACGGCATGGAACTTGACCCGAAGTACTGCCAAGTCATCGTGGACAGGATGCTTAAACTTGACCCGACCTTGGAGGTCAAGAGGAACGGCCTGCCTTACAAAACAGCAGAATAACAGCAAATGGGAGCCGAGGATATAAAGCAGCACGAGTTCAAGAAAGGGCAGTCAGGCAACCCCAATGGTCGTCCACGCAAGTACGTCAGCACCTTGGTTGACCAAGGCTACAAGCGGTCCGAAATCAACGACACCATCCAAAATATGATGGCCATGACCTTGGAGGAAGTCAAGGCGGTTTGGGACAACCCAACGGCAACGGTCCTCGAAAAGACAATCGCCTCGGCCATCCGCAAGTCCATCGAAAAGGGAACGCTCTACTCCATGGAAACCCTGCTATCACGGGTGTACGGTCAACCCAAGCAGGAGGTCGCTGCAACCATATCGCCTCAACCAATATGGCAGGGCGTAAAACTACAAGTTGACACCAACCACAACGGCAATCAAGATTGATGGATTCCGCAAGAGAATCCGAATAGTCCAAGGCGGTTCATCGGCAGGCAAGACCTTTGCCATCCTGTCCTTGCTCTACTCCTATGCAGCCAACCCCGAATGCGGACCGCTTGAGATTTCAGTAGTTTCCGAATCTATCCCCCACCTTCGCAGGGGTGCGCTCAAGGACTTCCTCAAGATGCTCAACATGACAGGGCTTTACCAAGAGGAACTTTACAACCGAACCCTGCTCCGATACGACTTCCCGCATGGTTCCTACATCGAGTTCTTTTCCGCTGACCAGAGCGACAAGATGCGAGGGGCAAGGAGGGACGTGCTATTTGTGAACGAAGCGAACAACATCGCATGGGAAGCCTATCACCAACTGGCCATAAGAACAAGAACCGCCATCTACATCGACTACAATCCAGTCCGAGAGTTTTGGGCGCATACCGAATTGATGCAGGATATCGATGCGGAGTTCCTGCTTGTTACCTACAAGGACAACCAAGCCCTTGACCCTGCCATCATCCGAGAGATTGAGAAAGCCAAGACCAAAGCCGAAACGTCAGCCTATTGGGCGAACTGGTGGAAGGTCTACGGCCTCGGTCAGGTCGGGACGCTTCAGGGTGCTATCTACGAGGACTTCGAGGTGGTGGAGGGTATCGATGTCAGCCGTGCGAAATTCGTCGCCCTTGGGCTTGACTGGGGCTTTAGCAACGACCCTACGGCCTTGGTAGCAATCTACCGCCAAGGGGACTGCCTGCTCATCCAAGAACTACTCTACTCCACGGGCCTCACGAACCAAGACATCGCAGACAAGTTGCGGACGCTGGGCATCACAAGGGCTTGGGAAATCGTGGCGGATTCAGCAGAACCGAAGTCCATCGAGGAAATCTATCGATTGGGGTTCAACATCAAGCCAGCGGAGAAAGGCCCCGACTCGGTTCGGAACGGGATAGACATTCTCAAAAGGTTCAAATTGCAGGTTACCAAGGATAGCACCAACTTGATTAAAGAACTGCGGTCCTACACTTGGGCGACCGACAAGGAAGGCAAGAACACAGGGGTCCCGATTGATTCCTTCAACCACGCCTGCGACGCTATGCGGTATGTGGCCCTCAACAAGTTAAGGGTCAGTAACTCTGGGAAGTATGTTGTTGTTTAACTTTGCAGGATGAAACAAGATTTTTTAGAAAAAATGGAGCAACTTTTCATGAAAACAGCAGCAGTTACTGGATACATAATTGCGGTTATATTCTTCTTAATGGTCATTGGAGTGTTTTGTAAGGGTCTTTTATTGCTTATAGAATGAACACCGAACGCATCCTTGACCTGCTCATCGAAATCGGGAAGACGGTTGCAGCCGTTTTCTTCATCATCACCCTTCTAACCCTGCTGCTTCAATGAACAAACATTACAAATTTGAACTGCATTGCGAGGCTGGCGTTTACTACGCTAACTCGCTGCTTGGCCTAATCCTTCAAGTCATTAGGCATCGCTTTTGGCATTTGACGCATGATGGTGTTTGGATGGATTAGTATGAAAGTCGTTCACTATTACCACATCTATTGCGGAGGCAACTGGCAGTTAATCCTCAACCAACATATGATGGCCGTCTGCAACTATGGCCTCATCAATGTCTTGGACGAAATCCGTGTCGGCATCGTCGGTCCACCCGAACAACGCAAAGCGGTCAAGGAGGTGCTGGAGAACTCGATGGTGGCCGATAAGGTCAAGGTCGTGGTAACCCGGACCAACGCTTGGGAGCAGGCGACCCTTACCGAGATGTACCGGGCCTCGCAGCAAGAGGAAGCCGTGTACCTGTACGCCCACACGAAGGGGGCTGCGAATCCATCCTTGACCACCCAACTTTGGGGCAGGTCCATGTTGTTCTTCAACGTGGTCGCATGGGAGCGTTCCTTGCAAATGCTGGAGCAGGTCGATGCCGTAGGCTGCCATTGGATTACCAAGGAGCAATTCCCTCACATGGCTGACCAAAACAACCCCGAAGGCTATCCGTACTTTGGGGGCAACTTTTGGTGGGCCAAGTCGAGCCACATCAAGGAACTCGGTGAGCCTGTACGGGAACAACGCTATCAAGCAGAGCATTGGATTGGGAAGAAACCCGACACCAAGGTCTTTGACTCCAACCCCGGTTGGCCTTCACCTGAACGCTTTGTCATAACTTTTTAGCATGAAAAAACACATCGACCAACTCAAGGCTTTGGACTACTCCCACATCTACACGACTGCGGTGGACCACATCATTGAAATCTACGAGGAAGCCAAGAAGCACAAGGGAGGCCACGCTTTAGAACTCGGTTCCTACCTCGGACACTCGACGCTCGCTATCGCCTTGGCTGGGCTTGACGTGGTGGTTTACGATACCGACACAACCGTAGAAGATAAACGCAAAGCACTCCTGTCCAAGTTCAAGGTCGAATGGAACAACCAACCGAGCCACATGGCCCTGCAAGAGGTTAGGACTTTTGACTTCATCTTTCACGACTCGGACCACGGGGACGGCATGATTCCCGAAATGGTGGAGTTGTTCAACAAAGCCCTCAACCCCGGTGGGACGATGGTCATCCACGATGCCGAACTGCTGACGATGGTCAACCTTACGAGCCAACTGCAACCACACGAAGCCAAGGGGTCAACGGACCAAAGAGGCAGGATGCTTTTAACCCTCTACAAGAAATGAAGGCAAAAACTTACATCTTCTGCCACGATACCGACATCGTGAAGCAATGCGAAGCCGAGGGAAGGTTCAAGGACTTAGCCCCCTACACTTGGGTCATGCTTGGGTTCAAGGACTTTGACGGCATGGCTGGCCTTGACCATATCGTTGCAAGGAACGAACCCGACAACATCGAGAGCCATTGCAACCTCGTTGCTTGGACTGGATGGTACGCTTTAGCCAAGAACGGCTACATCAAGAACGGCGATGTCGTGAACCTCTTCGAGTACGACCTAACCCGGAACGGGGACTTTGACCAAAGAGCCTACTGCGCCTATTTCCGAGTCCCTGTGGACGTTGTGCCTTACTGGTCGTGCGGTGATAATTACGAGCCACACATCAAGCAACTGACTGGAAGGGGTGCAAAGGAGTTCTATCAACCCGTTGTGCCTGTAACCTCCAATTACACGCTTACTTGGGACGATTCCTACCTTGACTTGACCTTGGCCTGCATTGAGCAGAAGTTGGTCGCTATTCCTCACGTCGGCCACATTTTAGAACGAGCCTACTCGCAGAGGTTCGCTGACATCCCTTACAACGTGGCTGCATTCAAGCACGCCTTCGCCAACTCTCACGGGTTCTAAGATGTATTTGGTCGGTGTCAATTACGCAACGAGTGAATACCTTCCAGCAGCGAGGGCGCAGGCTAATCAGTACCCTTTCCCGATTACAACAACCGAGGACGAGAAACGTCCGGGCAGGGGCAACAACTGGTGGAGATGGAAGCCTCAAATCATCCTTGACGCTCTCTTTGACTTGCAGGAAGACGAAGCCCTGCTTTACTTGGATGCCCAAGACCTGCACGGGGATGGCTGCTTTGAGTTTGCCAAGCAGTACCTGCAAGACAACCCCATCCTGTTGCACCAGAACTTTCACAACCATATCTCATACACCAAGGGCGACTGCTACGCCTTGATGGACTGCCTTCAGTTCTTCAACGAGAAACCGATGCAGGTAGAGGCGGGGTTCCTTGGCTTACGCAAGACCGACTTCACGATTGACCTGATGTACGAATGGTCCAAGTGGCTGCACGTTGATAAGGCCGTGAATGACGACCCCAGCGAGTATCCGAACCATCCATCATTCATTGACCACAGGCACGACCAAAGCATTCTGACCAACCTTGCCCTGCTTAACGACCTGCCTATGGTTGTCGTTCCTGAAATCCGCTGCAACTCAAGACCCAAACTATGGAACTCCAACACCTAACCATCGACCAGTTCCAACGCATCGGAGCCATTGAGTTCTCTAGCGTCCTTGGGGACTACGACAAGCGTGCAGGGGTCGTTGCAATCGTTGAGGGGGTCGATATATCAATCGTCCGAGAGATGTCCGCCAAGAGCGTCATAAAGCGTTACAAGGCCATTATCAGCGAGTGGAACGCATTGCCCGCCTTGGGGTACAAGCGAAAGTTCAAGGCAGGGGGCAAGTGGTGGATTCCGACGGTGTTCACGGATGAGTTGACTGCTGGGCAGTTGATAGAGTTAATGGACGCAAACACGACGGACGAAAAGCAGTTGTTGCAGAACCTCCACCGAATCATGGCGACCTTGTGCAGGGAGGGCGGTCTATTCGGATTCTTCCCGAAAAAGTACGACGGGGCTGCCCATGCCGAGCGAGCCGAACTGATGAAGAAGCACGCCAAGGTCGGGGACGTTTGGGGGGTTGTCAGTTTTTTTTTGCTAAGTTCAGAGTCCTACTTGAAAGTTTTGAGCGACTATTCCAAGCACCTGATGACGAAGGCAGGGGAGTTGACGTAAGCCCTCTCGCAGGGTACGGTTGGCTGATGGTGGTGTGGAGGATGGCTAACAAGGACGTTTTAAAATTCGATGCCATCTTTGCGATGAAGGCGGTGGAATTCTTGAACTATGCCTTGCTGATTCACGACATCTTGGAAGCCGAACGGATGGAGGCGGAGCGAGCAAGGCGCAGATAGACACTATCCTGCACGGGTTACATTTACCCGTATGGAAACAACCATCCTCGCCAATGGCAAGCCCGTAGGGAAGTTCGGCAGCGGTTCGATGAAAGGCATCGACCAAACCGCTTTGGAGGGGATTGGTTCAGTCGTCGGCCCCAAAGGTGGAGGCAAGTCGCCAACCCACGACGTGCTGGTCAAATGGATTGAACGGGTTATTGAACTTGCGAAGAAGAACCTCGAAGCAGCCAACGCAAATGCAGGGGGAACGCTATCGGCATCCATCGCACCCGAAGACATCGAACTATCCGCAAAGCAAATCGTCGTGGCTATCATGGCCAACCCCTATTGGAAGTACGTTGACCAAGGGGTGCGAGGCAAAACGTCAAGCCTAAAGGCTCCAAGGTCGCCATTCCAATACAAGGACAACTACCCACCTGCCCAAGCAATGGCCGATTGGATAGCCAACAAGGAAAAAGCAGTTGTGCCAACCTATTCCCGTAAACTTAAACGGATGCGAACCAAACAGGAGCAGGGATTGGTGGATGGTAGGTCGGTTGCCTATTGGGTATTCCAACGAG